CCCCCCCCCTACCTAATTTAATCACTAAGTAATAAGAATTAACGAAGGATTACGATTAAAGATATAAACTATTAGCCTGAGACCCCTTGGGGGGGAACGGATCCCAGCCTTTTACGTAATAGGCTTCAGAAATTTATGCCAAATATTGACGGGTTAACGCTCGCAGCTACGCTGCTCGCTTAGCAAGGACAGTTCCAAGCCGTTAGCCATCCGTTTATAACCACTTCCTACATGTAATTGTCCAATAAGTACAGAAAGTGTAGCTGCTCCCCAGAATATATAATACCAACAAGACTTAATCTGGTGTTTCTTCATGTTATAGTAAGTGTAATAGGTATATTAGGAATTTCTTGTGGAGGAAATAAGTAATATAAGTATTAAGAAGAGGAAGTGGTGTCTGAAAGACAACATCTTCCTCATAAGGGGTCAGGTCCACCCTTCCTTTCCCCTGTATACTTAGGGGCGGTGTTAAACCCAGGTAGAGACTGACTTTCCTTCTTCTAAACCTCTAGCTTGATCTCTTTGTTCTTTATTCATCCCAAATACTAAGTGGTTAGCGGAGCTCTGAGGGTTGTCTATGAAGTCTTCCAGCATAGAGTCCCATTCTTCCTTTTTACGGGTGTTGATGGCTTCCTGAGCGCTAATAGAGAGTGCATCTGTGTAGTACTTTACTCCTTGAGCGAGGCAGTCGAGTCTATCATCATGTTTAACTGCACCTTTTTCTCTACACATACGGGACATTTGATAGAAAAGCATATAGAGAAGACGAAGTTCTGGAGCTTCGTTTGGATTAGATTTATAATCCCACTCAACGACGCTACGGTTAAGTATAAGGCGATGTTGATTAATAACTGGCTCCAAGCTATCAATGATCCTATCTTCTTTCCTAACATTAGCTCTAGTTTCCTCTATGAATATGTTTTGTTTTGTCTGTTGTATATGTTTCTTAAATAATTCAGCTACTATTCCATCTCCGAAGTTTGATTCGATGAGGAGGGTGGTGACATTGTATTTATTACATCCTCGAAGTATATCCAACAAGGTGTTGTCTGAGTATCCGTCTCTGTAAGCTCGCATCTCATGCAAATAAAGGAACCCGTTCTTCTGGGAGAGATAAGCTGCTGTTGTTTCGTCGCTTCCTCGTCCAGAGGGGTCAACAGAACAAATTGTTTCAGTGTAGGGAGACCATTCTCCAACCAACTGCATTGGAGAGTAAAAATAGTCTCCTGGGAGTCCAACGGTTGGGAGGTCTTTGATGACATTTGAGGGGTCTGAGCACCATACAACGGACTCGGGAGCTTTAGTGGGATTAACACTAGTGACAACAAGGTCAGCCATTTTAAGGGGGAACTTTTCAGCATCGGATAAGCTTGTATCAAGTTGGAATTGAAGCATAAAGTTAGAACGACCCATAGATGCTTCACGTTCTATTAGGTCGTCATTATCAAATCTATCTGGGTCTGTACAATCCCATTCTAGCGCCCCTGAATCGAGGTCAGCCTGGATCTGAGGTGCTAGTAAGTTTTCGTATTGGGAGAGCTTATTTTTTCTTGGGTATCTACTTGGCCAGACCATGGGACGGTAGTTACGCTCAGCCAGCTTACGATACACAGTAAAAACAGTCTGAGGAGTCCCGAGATACATAATACGAGAATCATCTTTCGGCGTGAGGATGGATTCTGCTTCTGTACAAAGTTGAAGAAGTTTTTCACGCATTAATTCGGTCATGGAGTTTCCAGGAACTTCTATATCGTCCAAAATCATTAAATCCGCTCGACTTCCTGTTAGCTGTCCAGTGATGCCCACCGACTTTACGCTTGGGGCTTGGTGAGGTGAACAGGCGACGTCGAAGCTGATGCGACTCCAACGAGAATCGTCCGATTTCGGTTGTAGATGTTCTAGCCATGGTGTTTCAATGATTAGTTTTTGTAAGAAGATTGACATGTTATCAGCCCGTTCCTTAGAGGCTGATATGATCATAATTTTTCTTTCTGGATCGTTAAAGAGAGTCCAGAGGACGAAGGCTCCTGTGATCCACGACTTTCCAACTCCACGGAAAGCCTGTATCTGAAGACGCTTAGGTCCATTTTGAAGATAGTCTGCGATTGCATATTGAGCTCTTGTGGGAGAAGGTAGGTCTAGTTGGGACCATAATGCTTGCAGGAAGAGTTTGAAGTCTTCTTGTAAAGCTAGTACGGTTTCGTTCATTTGTTACGATTTTCAAAGTATGTTCTCATATTATCCCATTTCTTTTTCTCAATTTCAGGATCTTTTTCGTAAGTTACAACTTCTTGTAAATTACCTTCATCATCTAATTCTTGATTAACAACTCTTTCTGTATGGAAGAAATCTGCATATCCTGTATCCATCATAAGCCTTTCATTTACACTTCTACCTGTCCTTTCTTTAACATAAGCATTAACTCCATTATAAGCAGCTGCAGCTAATAAACCTTTCATAGCTACTGGAGCAGTTAATAAAGCAGTACCACCTTTAACAACAGTACCTGCTTTTGGAATAGCAGAAGCAACTTTAAGTGCAGTAATAGCACCACCTGCTGCCATAAGTTCATCTTTTATAACACCAGCTGATTCTAAACCTTCTTCTTTAATAACTGTTAAATGGTCTTCTCCTGCTTCAATTCTATTTTGAGTTTGAGCAATATTAGTTGTAATTTTAGGATTTAATAAATCTCTTGGATCAACGACTACACCTGCAATACTTTTACCAGTACTTAAAACAGTAGCAGTACCACTAGCTAATACACCTTTAGTTAATAGACCTAATTTTTTTACATCAAAACCTCTAGCTAATGTATCTCCATATCGTATTCTATTATATTCTATTTTAGCTTTATTTATAGCATCAATTGGATGTAAGCCTTCATTAGCTTGATATTGTGCAGCTATTTTTTTAATGACAGGTATTTGATCTTTTATATTTGTTGATTTAATTCTAGCTTCATCAATTTTAGGTATTTTATTAGGTTCATTTGTAGGGTTAGCGTGTTGTCTAGCTACTGCTGTTGCATCTTTAGTACTTTGATCAGTAAGATCATACCATGAGCCCATTTCGTCCCAAATAGATCCTGGTTTAGTTATATCATAATTCTTTGTAAAAGTTGTTCTATCTGCTTTATTTAATAAATCTTGAGTAGGAGTTAATGATGTACCAGTTTGAGCTTTTAGTTTACTACGTACAGGTAAATTCTCTGCATCAAACGCAGTACCACCACTAGCTTTAACAGAATAAAATGGACCTTCTTTACTTCTTAACCAATGCACTGATCCAGGTATATTAATATGTTGGTTCCTTAATAACGCTGTATAATTCTCTGTTTTATCTCCAAAAATACGTCCACTTTGATAAGCCCATTTTTTAAATGTATTATACTCTTTTATACCTTCTTTTAAAACTTTAGATGAATTACCAGGGATTAATTTTCTAATTGATTCGTCTATAAAAGGACCATATTCTGATATACCTTTTTCATGATGAATCTGTAATGCATGTCCTGTTTTTGAATCATAAAATTGTTTACCTGTATCTTCTAGTCTAAGTTTAGTTCCAGGAGAACCTTCAGTTAAAAATTTAGTTCTCCAAGCTCGAACTTGAGAACCAACAGCTGATGATGTTGTTATTTCATTCTTTTTATTAAATCTAACTTTAAATAAAGGTTTACCGTTCCCCCAATTCGCTTTAGTTGTATCTCCAGCTAATAATACACCATGTTTTTTTTGAAATGTTTCCCATTTAGTACGAGGAGATCCTTCAGTAGATTGATGTTTTAACCATAATTCTTTATACTTAGCTTCTAATTCAGATTGATTTAAATTAGGATAATTTTTATTAAAAGTAGATTTCTGCTCTAATTCTAATTTAAAAGTATTATCTGCCATTATTTCCTTTGACCTCCTCCTCTTCCACGATTTGTCTTACGACTCTCTGTTTTATAGGAACCATCGGATTGCTTAGACGCATCAGATTTAGAACCTTTAGGTATGCCTAGTGCAGCTCTTGCTTTACCATGATCCCGTTTATACTTCTTAGAGTGGGCATACTTACCTCCAGGACTATTGTCCTTGACATGCTTAGCACGGGCAGATGCATTTGTTCTATAGGTTTGCGTTGACGACTTTGCCATACATTCTCCGTTTTACGAGTTCAGGGTCTACTTTAGGTATTATATTAGCTAGCTTATCTAAAGGACTACCTTCGTAAGCAATACCGCTTATATCATTTGTTTTTAGCCAGTCACAAGCGGCTTTTAAGTCTTGTGTTGTAGCAGTGCCACTTCTGACTCGTTGTAGAAATTCTTCTGTGACAAGGCTATGTAATTCGTTGAACTGGTCTTCAGTGGCTTTCTTCATTACGTAAATAGTTTTTCTTTTACAATTTTCAATGCCTGATCATCAAGTTTGTTATCAGTTCTAGCTACATATGCTTCTAGTAAATCTACTACAAGTTTCTTCACTGAATCTGACTTCAAGAAGGCGAAAAGGATGGGCTTGATTAATACGATCATTATTCTTTAGTGGTAGTGGTTTTCTTTTCAGTTTCTTTTTTAGCAGGAGCTTTAGCTTTAGCTGCCTTTTCTTTTGCTATTTTATCTGATAGTGTACTCATGTTACAAATTTCTTTAGGTTTAGACCATGGCTTATACCATGGCTTAGGTGGTAATTTACATTTAAGGACTTGAGCTTGTGCTTTAGTCCATGCAGAGATAGGAATGACATCACTACACATATGATATACACGGCTGCCAGGAAGCAACATAAAACCTTTTTGTTGAAGGTTAGCGCATTCCTTGGCTCTAACTAGTTCATAATCTAGAGCCATTTTAGCTTCTTGGCGAGCTGCTATTGATTTACATCGTTCAACAATAGAACCATCTAATGGAACCATAAAATTAACTTGGAAACCCCAGTTTTCAGCTACTGTGTAGCTAGATTGATCCATATTCTCATCGAATGGTGTAGTATGATTTCCCATGTAAAACGGGGAGAATGTCATAGTACTACCATTACAACTAATATTCGGACCCATTATTTGCCTTGAGGGTGCTCCATTGTTTTGAAATTGTACAGCTTGGTTTGTAACGTTACCAGTAGCAGCAGCAACTGGATTAGAGGTATTCTGTACTTCTGGTTCTGCATAAGCAGGAGCTATTGAGAGAAGACAGAGAGCGAGGTAGTAGTAGCAGTAGTTTCGATAGTTCTTTCGATTTCCTGTGTTTCTAGTACTTGAGTTGCTGCTCTTGTTGTTATTTCTAGAGTGAATGGATCTCCAACTGTATGAATCGTGAATACTGAATCTGAATCTACAATTCCTCCAGAGCTTGCTGAAGTATGTGTAATATTCTCTCCAGTCCATGTACTTAGAACTGAACCATACTTGGTGATCGTTATGTCTTCTTCTATATCCTGTTGAGTTGTCGTTGTTGAATTCATCGACCC